AACCAAGAAGAATTTACAAGAGGTTTTAACTTATTAACAAGTTTTAGAAATATTGGTGTTGATTCATATTCAAGAGTGGCACAAGCAGCAGCAGATATTGCACAGGTAAACCAAGTTGATGTAAATACTTCATTTATGCAATTAGCAAAAGCATTGCAAGACCCTGAAAGAAATTTAGCAAACTTAAATCGTTCTGGTATTGCTTTTACCAAGCAGCAAACAGAAGTAATAAAAGAGTTAATGAAGACTAATAAAATTGCAGAGGCCCATGCAATGATTTTAAGTATTGTTGAAGAAAGTTATAATGGACTTGCACAAGCTGCTGCAGAGGGATTTGCTGGTGAAGTTGATTCATTAGGCGAATCATTTAGAGATTTTTCAGAGACATTAGGTAAAGCATTAGAACCAGCTTTAATTGCAGCTACAAAAGGTTTAACAGCTTTAATTACTGCTGCTGATAATCTTTTTAAATCGCCACTAGGTCAAACTGCTGCTGTATTTACAGCGATTGCTCTTGCAGCAAAAGGAGTTGCAATAGCATTACCACTTGTAAGTGCTGGTTTAATAAAAGTAGCTGCTGCTGGTGGTATAGCAACTATTGCTCTTAATGCAATACCGTTTGTTGCAATAGCTACTGGTTTAGGTCTTTTAACAACAGCATTTTTTAAATTTAATGGTGAAAAAAAGAAATTTGATGATTTAGTTACGACAGGTGGTGAAGCTGATCTTACAGCAGCAATAAAAGAACAAGAAGAGGTTGTCAAAGCTTTAGATGGCCAACTTGAAAGAACAAATAAAAGAAGAGCAGGCCATGTGAAAAAAAGACTTGAGGAAGAGCAGGCAGAGTTAAGAATTTTAAAAGGCAGATTAAATACTGTAAAGTCTGATAAATTAATTGAGGAATCTGCAAACAATATTGTCTCTAAAAAAGAACAAGAGGTTAAATTAGAGGAACAAAAAACTAAAAAATTTCAAGATTTTCTTAAAAAGAAACAATTAGAAAGAGAATTATTACAAGCAAGTATTGATGGTAATAGAGAGGAGGTAGAACTTCAACACGCAATAAATGCTGCTGTCGATATTCATGGAGAACAGAACAGACAAAAAATAACAGACATACTTACACAAAACTTAGGTCTAAAAAATCAAAAAAAAGACGTAGATGCCATAACTGCAGCAAGCGAAAGACAAGCTGAAGTATTTGCAGAAATAGGAAGAACTATTGGCACACAAATAACAGACGCTTTGGTAGGTGCTATAAACGGTACAAAATCTTTAGGCGAATCAGCAAAAGCCATTATAAATGATTTAGCAAACTCACTTTTAAGAATGGGTATAAGTTCAATGCTTAGTGGCTTTTTTGGTGGAACTAAAGTTGGAGGTTTCCTTGGCTTTGCTAATGGTGGTAGGCCACCTGTAGGTAGACCATCAATAGTAGGTGAGAAAGGTCCAGAAATTTTTGTACCTTCTACTGCTGGTACTGTTATTCCAAACGACAAGATTGGTGGAGCAACAAATAATGTGGTTGTTAATGTAGATGCTTCGGGTTCTGCTGTTGAGGGTGATGCTGACAGTGCAAGACAACTTGGTCAATTAATTGCAGTCGCAGTACAATCAGAATTAATACAACAGAAACGACCCGGAGGACTTTTGGCATAATGGCAACTTTCCCTGACATAAAACCTAGCTATGGTACGAGAAAAAAAAATGCGCCTATAGTAAGAACAGTTAGGTTTGCAGACGGATATGAACATAGAATAATGTTTGGCCTTGCACAGAATCAAAATCCTAAAGTTTTTAATTTTACATTTAATGTTTCTGAAACAGATGCAGATACGATTGAGACATTTTTAGATGCTCGTGCGAATGACCAAGCAAGTTTTGACTATACGCCAGATGGTGATTCTGCAAGAAAATTTGTTTGTGAATCTTGGAGTAAATCAATACCATATTTAAACAGAGCTACAATTACTGCTGAATTTAGAGAGGTATTTGAACCATGAGTACAGCACCGATTGTTTCTGATTTACAAAAAATTAATCCGTCAGCAATCATTGAATTATTTACTCTTACAACAGATGCAACATTACATGGCTCTGCACAAACTTATAGATTTCATAATGGAACAAGTTTAAATAATAATGGCGATATTATTTGGGCTGGTAATTCATATTTAAAAATGCCTATAAAGGCAGAGGGTTTTGCATACCAAAAAGGCCAACTACCAAGACCAAAATTAACTGTTAGTAATGCTTTAGGTACGATTACAGCTATTTTGTTAAATGTTAATGCAGTTACAACTGGAAACGATTTAACAGGTGCGACAGTAACAAGAATAAGAACTTTGGCAAGATTTTTAGATAATGCAAATTTTCCAGTAACATCTACAAGTACAACTACTGCTGTAACTGTTGCTGACCCTGCAGATGCAGAAACTGTCACTTACACAGTAACCGTAGCAAATGTAGGTGGTGTAAATATATTTTTAATAAATGGTGTAAATAACCCTGTAATTACAATGAAGCGTGGATCAACTTATATTTTTAACCAATCCCATAGCTCTAATGTTGGACACCCATTAAGAATAAAATCAGATGCCGGAGGTCAGCAATCTACAACAAATGTTGGAACGCTTGGAACAGATGCAACAGTTACCTATGAGCCAGCTTACCCCAGTGCCCCTAGTGATTTGAGATATTACTGTACAGTACATGGAAATGCTATGGGTAACACAATTACAATGAATAATCCAAACACTTTAACTGAAAATCAAACTACAACTACAACACAGCAAGTTAATACTTTAGGAACACCAGATCCTACCGCAGAGTTTCCGCAAGAAATATATAAAATTGATCGAAAAGCAAATGAAAATAGAGAGATAGTTGAGTTTGAACTTGCTGCTGTTTTTGATCTTGCTGGTATAAGGGCACCAAAAAGACAATGTACAAGAAATGAGTTTCCTTCTATTGGTACAATAGTTGCATGACTTGGAGAGATTTTGCCCTTACACACGCAAAAGAACAAGATCCCAAAGAGTCTTGCGGACTTTTAGTAAATGTAAAAGGAAAAGAAAAATATTTTCCTTGCGGTAATTTATCTTTAACAGCACATCAATGTTTTATTCTTGATCCTGAAGATTATATAAAAGCAGATAATACAGGCCAGATTGTAGCAGTAATACATAGCCACCCTGTTACCCCACCAGTTGCCACAGATGCAGATAAGATAAGTTGTGAGCAAAGTAATTTACCATGGCATATAGTAAATCCAAAGACAGAGCAATGGGGTTACTATGAACCATCTGGTTTTAAACCAAAATTGTTGGGTAGGCCATGGGTATGGGGTATAACTGATTGTTGGTCATTGGTAAGAGATTGGTATAAAGAAGAAAAAAACATAGAATTAATCGATTGGCAACGACCTACTACACCAGAAGAATTTAATGAAAACCCGATGTTTGAAAAATGTGCTGCAGCTACTGGTTTTCAAGAATTACAGCCAAATGAAAAATTACAAGATGGTGATATTCTTTTTATGGCAATCTTGGCAAATAATTTAAACCATGTGGCAATTTTTTTAAATGGCGAGTTATTACATCATTTAGCAGATAGACTTAGTTGTATAGAACCATATACAGAATGGTACTTAAAATGCACTGGTAAGAGGTTGCGTTATGTTGCGTAAAATTAAACTATATGGCAATTTAGCTGAAAAAATTGGCCATAAGGAATTTACTGATATTTCAGTTACGAATGTAGCACAGGCTGTAAGTTTTTTAATTAATAATTTTCCTGAACTTGAACCTTTTATGTCAGATAAATATTTTAAGGTTTTGGTTAAAGATTACGAATTAAGTGAAGATGAAATACATTACCCCATCGGGCAATCTGATATTAGTTTTGTACCTGTAATTGCTGGTTCTGGTAGTGTAGGCAAGATTATTCTTGGTGGTGCATTAATAGCTATGAGTTTTGGTGTTGGTGGTTTGTTTGCTGCCCCAATGTCATTTGGTGCTGGTGGTTTTGCTGCCGCAGGTTTAGGTGCAAAAGCAGCCTTTGGTATAGGTGCTGGATTGCTTCTTGGCGGTGTAAGCAGTATGTTATTTCCTGTACCTAAAGTGCCAGAATTTTCTAGTGAACAAGACCCTAGGTTGTCATTTAATTTTAGTGGAACACAGCAAACAACAAGGGCTGGTACGCCAGTGCCGATAGTTTATGGCGAAATATTTACTGGTTCTGTTGTTATTAGTGGTGCTGTTGATACGGAGCAAGTAAGAGCATGAGTAAGAAAATTATTAGAGGTTCTGGTGGTAAACCATCACCACCACCACCAAGACAACCGACAAGAACGCCAGACACTTTACATAGTAGACAGTTTGCAACATTTCTTGATCTTATATCTGAAGGCGAAATTGAAGGTTTTGCATCAGCTTCTAAGGAGGGAAGAACAAAAGGTACCGCTGCTTATAATAATGCTGCGCTAAAGGATGTATTTTTAAATGATACGCCTGTCTTAAGGTCAACAGCAAATTCTGCAAGTCCAGCAAACACTGATTTTAATTTCCAAGATGTATCTTTTGAACCTCGTTTTGGGACATCTAACCAAACAAAAATTGCTGGTATAGAAAGTAGTTCGTCAGTTACAAGTGTTGGTGTAACAGTAGCGCAAGGAAGTCCTGTTACCAGACAAATAACAAATTCCAATGTAGATGCAGTTAATGTAACTATTACTGTTCCTCAATTACAAAAAGCTACAACTGAAGGAGATTTATTAGGTTCAACAATACAACTAAAAATATCTGTTCAATATAATTCTGGCGGTTTTACAGATGTAATTACAGATACAATAACTGGTAGAACAGCAGACGCATACCAAAGAGATTATCGTGTAAATCTTACTGGTTCATTTCCTGTTGATATAAGAGTAACAAGATTAACCGCAGACAGCACAGATGCAACTCTTGTAGATGCTTTTCAGTGGACTAGTTTTGGCGAAATAATAGATGATGCAAATACATATCCAAATAGTGCGTATGCATCAATTCGTCTAGACTCAATGCAGTTTAGTTCAATACCATCACGAAAATTTAGAATTAGAGGTGTAAAAGTAAGAATACCGGGTGCTGGTGCAAATAGCTCTGGTACACCAACTGTTGATAGTACAACTGGTCGTATTGTTTATCCCGATGGGTATATTTTTAATGGAGTTTTGGGTGCTGCTCAATGGTGTTCTTGTCCTTCAATGATTCTTTTAGATTTACTAACTAATAGCAGATATGGTTTTGGAGATCACATAACAGACAGTACTCTTGATTTATTTTCTTTTGTAAATGCAAGTAAATTTGCAAACACCTTAGTTTCTAATGGACTTGGTGGACAAGAGGCTCGATTTAGTTGCAATGTAAATATACAGGGAAGCGGAGAAGCTTTTTCATTAATAAATGAATTGGCTGGTGTTATGAGATGTATGCCGATTTGGAGTGCTGGTTCTATTACTATGACACAAGATAAACCAAGCACAGCAAGTTATCTATTTAATCTTTCTAATATTACAAGTGAGGGTTTCAACTATTCTGGAAGCAGTCTCAAACAAAGACATACTGTTGTTGCTGTTTCATATTTTAATATGGACAGTCAGGAAATAGATTATGAAGTTGTTGAAGATGCTAATGCAATATCTAAATTCGGCCAGATTGTAAAACAAGTGAAAGCATTTGCTTGTACCAGCAGAGGCCAAGCTGCAAGATTAGGTAAGGCGATTTTATTTGCAGAACAAAATGAATCTGAAGTAATTAATTTTACAACATCTATTGATAGTGGAACAGTTGTAAGACCCGGCGCAATAATTTCTGTGGCTGATCCTGTAAGAAGTGGTTTGCGAAGAGGTGGAAAAATTGCATCTGTTACTTCTACAACAGTTATTACTGTTGATGATTCTGCTGCAACTAGTTTACCAACAACAAATAACCCAACAATAAGTGTCATAATGCCAGATGGAACTGTTGAAACAAAAGATATTAGTTCAATATCAGGCGCAACTATTACTGTTTCAAGTGCATTTTCTCAAACACCAAATGTAAATTCTAACTGGTTAATTCAAGATGATACTGTAAATGCTCAATTATTTAGAGTTATTACTGTTGAAGAGCAAGATGGTATTAACTATGCAATTACTGCACTTTCTTATGTAAATGAAAAATATGCTTTTATTGAAGATGGTGCAACTTTACCAACAAGAACAGTATCTATTCTAAATGAATTAAAAGATCCTCCAAGTGCTTTACAGGCAGAAGAAAAACTTGTTGTTATAAACAACCAAGCTGTTAGTAAATTAATTATTAGTTGGCAGCCAGTTACTGGTGTAACTCAATACCAAGTTAATTATAGATTCAATAATGGTAATTTTGTTTCAACTACAGTATCAAGCCCTGACTTTGAAATTTTCA